CGTGGTCCTGGTCGTCAATGAACCTCGCTCAATAACATTTAGTGGCGTAAACTCTGTCCCGTTCCAGTAGCTCGCCTCGTACCGCATCTCGTTGGTGTTCGACACCATCGTGTCGCTGACATCGAAGCCTATGAGCTTCCTGTTTCCCGTTACCCCTGAATAGGCTCCGCTCACCTTGTCGAATCCGAGATACCAAAAATGATTCTCCGCCCAATCGTCGAGGATCAAGGTTGCCCCCTCGGCATAGGTGACATACGGCGTTTCGGCTTCCGGCCAATACCTGATCATGGTCTGGGTTGTGCTGGTATTTGTTCTGTCGGACGAATGCTCGACAGGGAAAGAAACAACGCCTACATAGCCTGGACGCTGCTCAACAACGCCGTTGGGAGCCCATACGTTTGAGGCTTCGGCACACTCCTCAAGAGTCGCCAAACCTCTTTGCTGATTGATGCCGCGATGACACGTCAGCTTTACATGCTTGTATTGCCTTCGGCCCACTAGACCGCCCCCTTTTCTTCATTACGTCGTCGCGCTTGCCTTCGGTTTATTCTTTGAACCAGGAGGGCGCCCACGCTTTCTTTTAACTTGGCTAACTTCCTCCGCTGACCCCATAAGCATATCCATTACAGCATCAGCATCAGACTTGCCAGCAGGTACTTCGCCACTCATAAACTCACTAAATTCATCCCGTGTAGGAAGATGGTAGTCTGGGTTAGCAACCCGGAAAAACACTCGTTGAAGAGCAGCCCTCTTAGCCTCATCAACATAAGCCTGTATCCCGCTCTTGCCTGCGCGAATCGCCTCGGGGTCCTTTGCTGCCCGCTCCCTTACGCCAGCCTCGGAAGGCCCCACACTTGCGCTCGGGTCAATCAGTCGCAGATAGCCGCGCACATCGTCAAGGCCCCAAGACTCGGTAGGTTCAAACGTAGAAGGGGCTCGGCTCTTGATGATGCTACCACGAGATTCACTGACAGCATCTCGACGAAGGGACCACTGAGCAAGGTCTTTGGGGTATAGCCGGCGAGTAAAAGGAGGGAGTCGGAATCGAACCTTGGCTAAGTTATGAGCTTCGGGAGCACCGTCTTTAGCGGTGTACTCTTTCATTCCGCCATCCATAAATCGCTCGACAACCGCAGGCTCGCGCAACGGGTTGGGGACATCCGCCCAGGTCCATCTGCCGGAAGCCCACATCTTAGTATTCACAGTCTCGGGCAGCTCTTTATTCCCCGTGAAGTTTGCAAGCCACACCATCTCAGAGCCAGCGTTATAGGCGTCGGGCTCTTCCTCCATCTTCGAGACAAGAGGGCTTCTGTTGTTCAGGAAGTGCTCCGCAATATCTGAATCAAAAGATTTCTGAGCATGAGCATCGAGAATAATCTGCCGCCCTTTAAAGACAACGCTTTGAGGTACGCCTGTATTATTTTTTAATGTTACAATAGAAGCCATTATTTTTTCTCCAAGGTGTTGTTAATAGATTAAATCAGCCATGCCGGAATAAGTCGTTGAAATCCCTATGGTATCTGTGTGTGGACGGTTCTTGGAAATGTCTTTCCATAGGTCCATCCTTAAACTCTCTCGTTCAATTAGCCATGCCTGCGGCGCCATTTCGTCGGCTCGATTTCTTAAATCAATTGCAGCAGACCAAAAAATAATATCGTGGTGCTCAGGGGGGACTAGATTCGGCTCATCGTCATCCTCGACCATCTTTGTTATCTTGGGGAAATACTCAAACCTCAAGGTCTTGGTTGCACCTGGCCCGCTCTCGCCCCACTGGAGGGTGTTTCTGTTTAGCCAGAACAGGTCCCCCGTGTTTCCGAAGTCGCTAAAGACTAATTCGGAACCAGGGTTGGAGTTGGTAACGTCTGTGACGCGAATTATCTGCGCCCCTTGCAGCCGGGTGGGAAGCTCTAGTGTTGCGCTGCCCGCAGTCCATGAAACGTCAGTCGTTGAGATGAAGTATCTTCGACTGCCTTCCTGCCTGGCTCTTACATATTCGCGGCGGTAAGCCCGATTAAGAGCGCTCTTTACCTGTGCTAGGGTAAAGTCTTGGTCGGCCTGTGATGCGTTGAAGTTAAGTAGTTCTTTGGTTTCGTCTTGCAGTTCAGCAAAATCCATATCAGGCAACCTCTGGCGGAGCGTAGTAATCCGCTAGCTGGCCGTGAGTTCTCTCTGTTTTCTTCTCAAGCTTGGCTATGTCATCCTTGGCATGTTTGTTTGCCATTATGACTGTTGTGGCGTCGGTCTTATTGGCTTGGTAGGCCAGGTGATCTGTCATCTGCCCTGCGACATCGTTAGCTTTTGACTCAAGGTTCCGCCCTGCCTCAATCGCTGACTCCTGGATGCGCCTCTGAATTGGCACCATCCATCTACGAACGTCACTCAAGAATCTGCCACTAAGAACATCCTCGATAGACATGCCGTAGGACTTATCTAGTGTCGCCACAAATATAGGAACCCTGAATGCGGAATCCCAATCGGCTCTGGTCCCGCCTTCCCTGTTGAAGACAGGGCCTCGATTAACTCGCTTGGTGCGGGTTGTTCCATCGGAGCCCTCAACAGGGTCGGCAGTCCAAGGGAGTCGGAAGGTCGTAGGATCTTCAAACTCCTTAACATCAGAGATATGGTAGAGTTGCACCAAGGCAAAACTGCCCGGATTCAATTCATCCTCATGCGCCTTCTGACGCCCAAGCCAAGCAAGACGCAACTGAGGGTGGACCCTGTGAAGGGCTCTACATATCCAAGATGGTGGGTGCATAATACTACCTAGCTGATTCCACCGGCTGCCTGAGCAATCCAGATGCAGTAGATATCAAACGTATCCCCGCTTGTCTCAGGGTCAGCAGTAACGGTTGTTGTGGACTTTGCGCTAATAGCAACCCCACCAACGTCCGCTGCTGAACTTAAAACGGGAATAACAATATCCGGCTCAACCGCAGGTCCGCCGTGTGTAACTGCTGTCGCGTTTGCGTCATCAGTCACAACAGATAATTTATGAATTAAATAAGGGACAGAAGCAATAACCGTAGTTGTTGAAGTCCATGCCATAGTAAAATCTCCTTAAACTCTCGCACATAAAATATAAACGGTGCATGATAAGCTCGCACCAGTGCTTACAATTTTAACATCTTCACCTTTGGAAATAGTGTAGTTAGCGTCGTCAATATCCGCCGCTCGGTCCACGTCGTTGTCATTCGCAGCCTGAGTGACCGCAGAGACAACATCACTGGAGCCGTCTGTTACCTTCCATGTTCCGCCATCTGCCGATGTACCGATGCTCCATGCGTCGATAATGCGAAAACTAAAAGGAACATCAGAAACAACTACCGTTGTCCCTGCACCACTAATATCCTTGTTAAGAATAAACGTTGGAACACCTAAAGTATTATCAAGCCTAGCTAGCGCCTTGCCTGAGATTCCGCGTTTATCTGCCATAATAAATCCTCCTAACCTTCCTAGCACAAGGGGGCTCAAGGCCCCCTATAGCTTTTATTTATTAATATGCAGTTTTCTTAGTTTCAGTCAGATCTTCAATCTTGCCACAAGTATGGCGCTCTTTAATGTAGAGTTCCGCAATTTCCATGGCAGTTGCAGTCCAGACCCCAGAGGAGTCGGAGCGCTTGAAGATGCTGCCACCTTCTCGTCGCCAGCCTAGTTGCTTTTGAACCGCACGGTAGATCTTAGAGAAATCAGCAAAGAACATCTTGTTGTACAGAGCATCTGTATCAACCATGATGTCAATCTTGCCAAGAGAAGACTGGAAGGAAGCAACGGACAATCCGCCAACCTTCGAGTCAGGAGTTAATCGCAATTCACCTTCGTACAACTCCTCAACATTAATTGCCTGCCAAGAGTTACAAAGAACAGTGAGCCCATCAGACGGACGCTCAGAGCCGGTCCGAGACATAATACCTGCCAACATTTGCCGAAACAAAGATGGAGTAAGGTCACGGTTAGTTCCGCCGTTATCCAAAACAAGCGACGTATACCGAGGGTTGTTGGCAACGTTAATGTTCTGAAAGGATGTGGCTGCATCATCAATAAGCTTATCGAGGCCAGTAATGGCTCGATTTACCGAACCACTCCAAACCAAGAAGTCGCCCGAAGCAGCCGCAGCAGGAAGCGCCGAACTCCAATTAGTAAGCATTTTACCGCTTGCATTTGGAGCGCTCTCTACATTGCTAAGTACGTTTGAGCCATGGAGGGTGGTAATGTCAGAAGCATCCCGAACCTCATAGGTTCCACCATCCCACAGCATTCGCGCATCATCCACCTGCACATCACTGCTGGCGGAAGCTGGTGAGCCTGCGAGAGTGGCAACGGTACCCGTTCCATCTCGAAAAAACATTCCATTTTCAAACTTAAGGATATTATTCATCATCCCTTTGACTTCGGAAGTGATTACGTCCCGAGCAACATTGGGTGATTTAGCGGCTGTAGCCATAGCGCCATCAGTTAGCTGAATAGAGCCAACGACGAACTTACGGTACGCCTTATAGGTATCGTAATCTTGCTTATCCGCTGTAGGGAACGCGCCACCATCTTCAACATACCCAATGGCGGTTGAACGTGCGGTGTGGATTCGGCCTTCAATATGAGAGCCAGTCCAGTTGTCGTCCTTGCGAACAAGGTTACGTGATTTAGAAGTATGATTAAGTGTCTCAACAACACCATCTAAGAAACGGGTAAAAGTTAACCCGACAGTTTCAACAGTAACACCTGCCATTAGTGTTCTCCTAATTAGAAATAATAGGTTCTCCGGCAGCTATCCAATCCAGCGCGTTGTCGAATCCAGCCTTCCGCAATGATGCGTGACTTGGGAATTTATTCCCCGGCTTCGCTGTGCGCTTACCACCCGGAGCACTCTTGGGCACCGAACGGCTTTTACGGATCTTCTGGCCGCCGCCCCTTGCTCTTGTTTCCAGGGAACCCTGGACATAGAGATCAAGGTACTTCTTAAACTGAGGAGCAGCTTTAGCTGGCTCCATCCCAAAGGCACCACAAAATGCTAAAAGCATTTCGTCCATAGGCTCTGCGAGCTGCTTCGCTCTGTCAGGAGCAAAGTCTTTCAAAAGTAAACCATCACGAGCAGATTTTGTCTGCTGGTTGTAATAGCTATATCTTTTCTGTTGTTGCACCTGTTCCGCTTCTTGCCTTCGTTGCGCCTCTAGCGCTTCAAGCTTCTGCTTTAGTGCATCAACCTCTGGCGAAAACTTATTTCCCGCCTGCTCAGTAGCTTCCTTGATGATGTTTAACCGATACTCCTGTGCCGGTGTCATCTCATCCTGTAGCCCAGCCTCGCGCTGCATTTGCAGATATTCAAGTTGCTTACGCTGCAACTCAAGCTGCTCTTGCACAGCCTTACTATCGCCAGCTTTTTGCGTTGCAATCTCTTGCTGCATTCTCGCAAAGTGCTGCTGGTAGTATTGGTCCTTTTGTTGAAGCTGCTCTTGTAGCTGCTTCTTCTCGTTAGCAAGGGCCTGAATCCGCTTGTCAGCCCTGGAACCTTTAGCCTTCTTTTTGGGCTCTTCTAGTTCAGGGCTGCCGCCAAAGGCATCTGCCTCTAGCTCGGCGCTATCAATTCCATGCTCGGCAAGGGTATCAACTTCTTCTTCTTGATCAGCATCTACAGGTAACTCATCATGCAGTTGTCCTGATTCCTGCGCCAAAGCCCGCTGAATGTCTCCGAATTCAGAAAATTCTTCCTGACTCTCAACAGCTTCTTCTACTGGTAATCCGCTACTGTCTTCAAAACCCACTGCGCTTGCCATGCTAATCCCTTCGTGAATTACGTTCACTATTCGGCAGGTGCTCTTTCGATTCATACGCGGTTACGCCGCGACCCGGAATTAAAATCAATTAAGCATCGTTACGGATTTAATAAGCAAATAAAGAAAATGTCAACAAATAACCCGGAGACTATCCTTCTTTTACTAACTGAATACGTGCTTGATTTTCTGCGGTCCTGTCTGCCTGATCTACAACCCGCCCTGCCTGAGCAGCTATGGGTCTTCCCCCTCCGGGTATGTGCCCAGGATTATTAGGGGTTCCTCCTGGCGCGGTCATATCTGGCCCACCTGCACCGGAGCCCGCAGTAGGTCCACCCTCCATGCCGCCGACAGGAGCAGGAGGCCCGCCCGTTACCGCCCATTGCGTGTAAAACTTCCAGATCTCACGCACTTGATCTCTTAAGGCAGGATCAGCCCTTCGCCCTGGGCCACGCAGCCATCCAAGCAACTCCTCGGAGAATATAGCTGGGTCATCCTCAAGCTGGGGAACATGCGCCTGTCCCTTCTCGATCATATAAGGAACCTCAGAAGCAGCAGCTCTTTCGGTTGCCTCCATATTATAACCGGCAGTGGGGAGATTTATTTTCGCATGTTGCATAAACTGCTTAACATCCGGCACACCCGTGGTCATATCCGTGAAAACCCCGGCATTTAATAAATCCAATGCCTGTGTTATTCTCACGGCGGGGTTCCGAGAAAGCCCGTCCTCTTGCTCAATTTGCACGTCATAACCAGGACTTAGCCGAATTTCATTAAAAGAAAAGCTCTGAATTCCTTCTGCACCAACGCTCATAAATAATCGCTTAGGGTGATAATATTCCTTGGCAAGCATTAATGCCCCTCGGTGCATTTCTCTCCATTCGGCATTATTTCTTATTACGATTGGGCCGACCTGCTGATCTGCCTCTGCCTCAATAATCGCCATGGCTCGACCACTTACGTCGCTCATGGTCATGCCTTGCTCTTGCTCAGTAACGGCTGCCTGCTGCCTAATATCCGCTGCGAGCTGCGAGCCTCTCGCCCATACGTCACGAGGCACAGGAGGAGGCACTTCAAAATAATTTCTTCCTGCCGAGGCATTATAGGAAATAACCTGGTCAGTCGTGGCTGTTAATTCATCTGCGCTAATTCGAGAGCCTATTGCCCTGAAAAACTTAGGTTTTAAAAGGAGTTCGACGTGTTCCCTCAGTTGAGTCTCGACTTGATTTATCTCTCTTTGGCGATGCCATGCCTGCGCCATAAATGGCTCATACCAAAACTCTCCATCATTTTTATCGAAACCAAAATGATAAAAAGGAAATCTTCCTATCATATGGTAAGGGCTTTCCATTTCCCCTACGACGTGCCCGTTGACCGTATAGATTAGTCGGCCCTTGGGGTATTGTGGTGTCGGAGCTTCATGGTATTCGTAAACATGACAGTAATCATCAAGGTACTCTACTTCCCCATGGGCATCGACGTTACCGTGTCGGACTTCGGCTGTTCTGTCGGTGTAAAGGTTTTGCTCCGAGCTAATGACGTGAGCAAATTCAGGGAAACGCTGTTTCACTACGGAAACATTGGAAACCTCTCGAAAGCATAGCCGCTGTGCATCTTGAACCGATTCGACGCCTGGGTCTACGAACACATCCCGAGGATCGCGAACATGAATCTTAATATCCCCCTCTTTGGCGGGGATAAGCGGAGGGGGCTCTTCGTCTGGAGGGAGTGGCCCCATTTGCTGGATAGGGGGCATCTCCACCTCTTCGGCAGACAAATCCCCGACTTGGGCAGGGACGCCTTCCGGCATCTGCTCTTGAAGCGCCATCAGCCCGGACGCGGCTTGCTCTTGAAACTGCTGCTGTTGAAGCATTAGCTCCTGAGTCCTCTGTGCCACGCACGTTGGGCAAGGAGTCCCTTCCAGGCCCATGTTATAATCCCAGAACCCGTCAACCTCACAGAAAACAATGTCCTGCCCTGCGTCCCGGTCCCAGACTAGCTGCATGAATGCGTTGCCTGCCCACGGTAATTTATTGTTTACGTCCAGATATTTAATATCCAGATCTTCTTTTCTCCGAAGCATAGATAAGAACTGAGTCGCAGTCCTCGCGCCGTGCTGCTCCTCGAAGTCACTCGTTGCAGGCAGCACAGAGCACGTAGGGATAGAGCGTGTAAGCTTGCCGACCAAGGAGCGGGCAGTGGGGCGCAACTGGTTGTTAACGCTGCGTAATCTCTTGGAGTCCTCTGCCGTCAGCTTAACAATGTCGCCGGTATCCCGATGACGAACAACAAGCTGGTCGCCCTTGACGTACAAGCGATACAGCTCCCAATCGGATTCGTAAGCGGCCTTGGCCTGACTTGCCCTGTCAAACCAACTGCTCAGTCTGCCGGAAAGCTCCTTGTCAGACTCAGGGGCCTCGTAGCTTTCCGCCTGCGGATATCCATCAAAGAGTCCGGCAAAGTCTTCACTGTCTTGGTTGAATGGCATATCAAGCCCCTCTACTTACTGAGTTTCTGCGCTGCTTCTTGAAATCTCTGCGATGCGGTCATTCTTTCCTGGGCTCTCTGCTTCAATGCGTCCAGCGCGTTAAACCTTGGCATCCCTGGGCCGCTTGGGAACATATCTTGAGTGAATGGCTGCCCCGCCACATACGGAACATCGGGAGGAGTCTGCGGCCACATCCCGTCAACCTCTGGTGTTGGTAAGGGAGGAGCCCCGTGGGGCCATATCCCATCAACTCCTGGGCTTGGTGCTGCGCTCACTTGTGATGCAGAAGCCCCGGGAAACATCCCTGGATGAAACTGCTGCCCTGCTACATACGGGACGCCGGCACTCGCCCCTAGCTGCTGCTCCTGCCCGAAGGGGGGGAATAGTGGACTGGTTCCTGCCCCTAGCTGCTGCTCCTGCCCGAAAGGGGGGAATGGGGAGCTAAGCCCGAGTGCTGCGCTCATTTGTGGCGATTGTTGTGCGCCCTGTGTGAACGCATTTTGCATACCGGCGTGTTCAAAGTTTGCTAGGCGGTTGTAGTTTTGCTCGTATTCGTTAGTAAGACCTATCGCCTTATGGCTGGGGTCTTCTGGGCCAGGGGTCACATCTACAACGGGATTCCGAATGGCCGGAGCCAAGTCTTCGACCCGTAAAACCCCCATGCCTCCCCCAGGGGAGGGTGTTGCGCCGGGGCCTTCCCCTAGCATTTGCAATGCCTGATTCCAGTTACGAGGCTTATCTCCAGCCAAGCCTGACCACCACCGGTTATACGCATCCATGCTGCCGCCGAACTTATTAAGGACGGCATCCATTGCCAATGATGGCGCCGCAGAAGGTTCCTGCGCCAAGGGCTGCCGTGGCAAAATGAAAGTCCGGTCTGCAACAGGAGCATTTTCGCGTGCTGCAAATCCTATCGGGCCATAGTTCTCTTCGTCTTCGTATCCGGCTGGCTGTCCTAGTGAATCCTGGTATGGCATAGCTTTCTCCTTTAATAATTACATTACTTCGTATTCGTTCAGGTTAATCCTAACACCTTCGTCCGTGTGTGCGTACTGTGGAGATTTTTCCTCTTCTTCACTCTTTTCCTGTGCGTAAGCATCCTTAAGCATCTGCAACTTGACCTCGTGCTGGTCCTCTAGCGCGTCGGCGTTTACTCGCTCCTCAAGGCTTGTGGACTTAATTGTGTCGATAGAGTGTCTAAGCAATTCCATCATAGAGTCTCTGCTTTTATTAGATTCTTCCTGAATATCCCTGGATAATTTAAGGGAGGAATAGAAAGAAAGACCGATACAAATGGCCATAAATGTAAGTAATGCAACGTCTTTTATTACGATATAATCCATTAATTCCTCAATTAAAATCAAAAGGGTCCATATCTCCGTCATCGTTTATTTCTTCGTGAACCTTGAGCCATTCCCCTGAATATTGCTGCTTTATATCCACCGGCTCCGCTTTAGTGGAATCAACAAAGTCTATCACTTGAGATGTTAACGCGACAGACGCGCCGATGACAAGCGACATCACTCTATCGTCGTGAGCTCCGCCCACTCCACGGTAGCGAGTGGTTAACCCGCTCTGGGTTCTTTCCTGCTCAAAGGCAACCATTTCACTGATAGTAGCCTCGCACGGGACGTCGATAGCTCGATCCTTCACAAATTGCTGCAATGCGGCAACCATAAAAGGCTTTGTCCTCATATTTGTTTCAACGCCGTACCGGGAATCCATGCTGTGCTTTGCTTGTGCGTGATTGGCTTCATCTCTGAATAAATTCCAGTAGCAGAAATCCTGCCTCATTCTAAGCATTACGGCCTCGCCATAGCCGCCAGTTAGCTCGATAGCCGTTAATGCTGAATTATAATGTACCGCCAGCTTAAATACTTCGTAAGCATAGTCCAGGGGATTAATCCACCCATGATATTGGGCCACCAGTGTCAGCTTGTGGGATACTCCGCTCTTATAATATTCGAGGACCGAGGCGCAAGAGGCATCACCCCCAGCCAAACCCTTCGCTGTATCTACTGCGACAATGTATTGACAGCCAGGCACAGGAGGATACCAGACCCTTAATGGCCCATCGTCCTCCTGGTTGAAGTCAATAAGGGTAGTTTCCGTCACCTCGAAGATACTTGTGTCATCAATAACCCGCAGGTTCCCTCTTACCGGGTCCGTTACTTCCGCCCTTAGCTCGGCAAGGACCTTCCTGTCGAAGACAGGATTCTTTGCCAAGGGCGCCGGTCGCCCATAAATACGAGACTCAATCTCAAACTCATCCATAATCTTCATTGTCATCCTGATTTTCTCAGGAGGCACAAGACCTGCTTCAAACTGGTCTATCTCGTGAAGGGATACAAACGGAGGAGAGTCTACGTTATCGGGATCTATTCTATTGGCAGGAGCCCCATCCAAGTGAAGCTTCGTAAGTCTCTGGTGCTCCCATGCTTCGTGTCCATGTAAGGGAGTGCCTGTAACGATAAGGCAAGACTCTGGGCCGGCAGTCTGGGTTCTCTGTATGGCTTCATTAAAGAAGTCTTCACCAATATGCTCATCGAAGTGACCCATTATATAAGCGGCGCCCTGTAGCACCTCCCATCCTTCCATATCTGAGAATAGTCGGATGGTGGATTTCTTATGCTTACAGGTCCCAGCCTTCCCCGTGTTTGCGCACTGAGGGCAGGCTATCGTTATAACGTGTCGCCGCTCGTCATAGCGATTAAACCATTTGCCTCCCACAGGAAACATAGGGCTCAGGTGGTTTCCTTCTTCGCCCTTTAGGAACTTAGCCTCGAATACAGCAGGGCAGTATTTCGAGAAGTTAACGCCTACAATGAACGTGGCATGGGAACCATCAGGAAAGTATCTCCATCGGTGCTGGTTTGTGGCGATAAGATAATGCTCGGCATAGCCTGACTGGGTTTTCGAGGTTCTGTTCCCTGCTCGGAAGTAGCGAACAAAAGCAGGGCTTGAGTGAAATTCGGTGGAAGCCCTATTTGCCGGCTGGTAGAGAATCATAGGATCTGCCTCTACCACCTTCGAGAACTCGTCCCGAAGTCTTCGCCAGGTCTTCGCCCATTCCATAAGCCAGGGGATCTGCCCCTTTGTCTCGGATGGCCAGTCCTTCACAACATCAGCAACGATTGAGCTGTATTCCAAAAACCCGGAGTAATCCCCGACCCCAGACTTTAGCCCGGCACCCTTAAGAATCTCCCCGGCTTTCGCCAATGCCTCATGCTCATCCATTAGGTTCCTACGACGAAGATTTCACACTGGCACACTGCTGTATCGGCTGTGATCTTAAGCCCGCCCATGGAGCCATCCACATTAAAGTCCGCGATTGCAAAAAGGCCACCGGCAGCGATGCGAATATTTTGGTCGGCACCACCAGCACCGGCATTATCATAGGAAACAGTCACGAAGTTTGTGGAGTCCAAGTTCTTTATGACAAGGAATGAAGCGCCATCAAGGATTTGCGTGTCCAGGATGGTCCCGCTATCCCCGGTAAGATCGCACTGGATTTCTGTGTGGAAGTATTCGAGTACGTTTGCACTGGCGGGTTCATAAGGAGCTGGATTAAAGATTACTGTGGGCTCAGAGTAGTCTGAGTTCTTAGAAAGAACCGCCTTTATCTGTAGCTTTGCGTAGTTTGCCATTTATTCCTCCGATTATGAGCGCGGGGCTATTACCCAATAGGGGAGGGGAGAAAATAAATTTTCTTTTTCTAATAGCCCCACGCCGTTAACGTATCTTCGCCTTTTTCTCCCCGAAGTCCAATAGATTATCCAAGACTTCTTTTTTTATTTTAGGCGTCTTATCTGCTAACTTATCTTTCCCTGTCAGCAATCCATACACCTTCGCCTCTAGTTCGAGCCAGCGCATCTTCTCGCGTTCAGGCTCTATGGACCCCACCCGTATCCCTTCAAGGATAGCCTTGAGCCCCTCGGCCCTATCTGCGTCCGTCTTATTAGGTAATGTGCGGGTATCGAACACAGCCCATCCACGGAGAACCATCTCATCACGGCAGGCTTTATCTACGGTGTAATTAACAAAAAGGCTTTTAGGTCGCTCCTCTTTGGGAGCGGCAGGCCAGCAGGCTATAAGATCTTCGGAAGTCATACTATCCCCCATTTCTC